CTACAGAAGACAAGCACGGCGAAGATATGAAAGGCAAGTTTGGTCGTATCCTAGGCGACTTTAAGGTAAACTACAACGGCGAAGATCGCACAGTCACTGACATCATGATCTCTGAAGGACACTGTGTTCCTTATTTTGGTGGTAGCAAAGAAGCTACACAAGCACAACATGCTGTTAACCGTGAGCGTTTACTTAACGAAGGCATAGTAAGTCGCGAAGACTACGACAAAGCCGTAAAACTTATGGAAGGCAAAAAGTGATAACAGGTATACGTTTTGGTTCACTGGAACCAGCACCGAAACCTAAACAACCAACAGTGGATCCTAAACAGGATCCTACTGTTCAACAACAAATAAAAAACAAAAACACTCCTCGCAAACTGCGTAAGTAAACACATGGAAAAGAAATACTGTGCTGCACCTTGGCGTGGATTGCATATAAACTTTCGCGGAGATGTAAAAACATGCTGTGCCGGCGATCCGAACATGCTAGGAGATCGGAACAGTGGATTTCTTGACGATATAATTCACAGTGACAAAATGCAAGAAATACGAAGCAGTATCAGCAACGGTGTATTACACCCAGAATATTGCTATAACTGTATACAAGCAGAACGTAACGGCAGCAGTGAGCGTGACTGGCACAATAATGTTAGTCCTGAATTTGATCCTAAACGTGCAGGAGTCAAAGATCATGTACCCACACTTATAGATGTAAGATGGAATACAACCTGTAATCTAAGTTGTAACTATTGTGGACCGTACTGTAGTAGTCGCTGGGCAAGCCTCAAAAAAGAATTTGTAGACAACGGTGTCAAACCTTATCACTATCATGTGGTAGAATATATCAAGCAGTATGCACACAAAGTAAGAGAAGTAGCATTAGTAGGCGGCGAACCTTTACTGTTACAAGAAAATGTAGAACTTCTGGGTGTACTACATGATGATACTCTAATTACTGTTATTACAAATGCAAATGTGGATTTAAACAAAAGCCTGGTGTTTACCTATTTGACATGCCGTAGTAATGTTGGATGGAGTCTGAGTTTCGATAACGTAGGTGAACGGTTTGAATATGTAAGATATGGTGCTAGTTGGGACTTGCTTAAAAAGAATGTAAATCGTATTATAGGGCAAATGATGCATAACGGTCATCACGGTGGTATACATGCGGTTTATAACATTTATAATTGCACAAGATTAAGAGAACTACGTGAATACGCTGATATCAAAGGACTAGATATAGTTTGGCAAACACTATATCAGCCGGAATATTTAGATCCTACACGACACAATCAGTATGTTAGAGATATAGCACTTAAAGAAATTGAACTATATGAACAAGAATACGGTGGCGAGCCATTCTTTGATCATGTTAAAACCAGTTTAAGTGCTATTGCTACAGACGGTGATGTTAGACAGGAGTTCTGGCAACATATTGAGGATATTGAAAACATCTATCACCGAGATCAAAAGGGTAAGTTTGCACAACTTTGGCCTGAACTGTTTATGCTGATCTAAGTTGTAAACCTAGATAAGTTTGCCAGCTTGGGTGTTGTACAGTAACAGCAGTTTGTTTAACATGATTTACCAGTTTCCAGTAGTCCGGATGTGCAGGTTTTTTGTGAGGAGTCCACATTTTGCTTCCTTTTTTGCTATTACAACTATAACAAGCCGCTACACAATTATCCCACGAAGTTTTACCACCACGGCTATACGGTATAACGTGATCTACAGTTAGGTCTCGGGTTGAAAATGTTTCTAGGCAGTATTGGCAGGTATAAAGATCTCGGAGGAAAAGGTTGTGTTTAGTAAATCTCATAGGCCCAAGCCGCCGCCTCTTAAAGTTGTTTTTTACAACAACCACAGCAGGAACGTTCATTTCTATTCTAGCACTGTGAATAGTCCAATCTTCGTACCATTCTATGACGTTGACTTTATCAAGGAAGTGGAGTTTAACGGCTGTTTCCCAACCTATTGTGCTCAACGGCAAGAAGTTTACCGGCTGATAATCTGGTGCTAGTACAAGTGTGCTCATACACAAGTATTTACCGTGTCCTCAATTTCAGATAAGTATTTGCATGTCAAAAAGCCTCGAAGGTGTACTTGTAAAGAAAGCATATGCTCGAGAAAGTTACACCGAACAACAGTTAGAAGAGTTTATGAAATGTGCGGATCCTGAAACCGGTCCGTTTTATTTTATGAGCAACTTCTTTTACATTCAGCATCCGATGAAAGGTAAAATGCTGTACAAGCCTTTTGAATATCAATCGAAACTTATCGACACATATCACAAGTATAGATTTAGTATTAGCATGATGCCACGGCAAACAGGTAAGAGTACCAGTGCCGCTGGGTACTTATTGTGGTACGCTATGTTCAAACCTGACAGTACAGTATTAGTAGCGGCACACAAATATGCAGGTGCTCAAGAAATCATGCAACGTGTTCGTTATGCATACGAAAGTTGCCCTGACCATATTCGTGCTGGTGTAACAAGTTACAACAAAGGCTCATTGGAGTTTGATAACGGCAGTCGAATAGTAGCACAAACTACAACAGAAAACACTGGGCGAGGCATGAGTATTTCGCTATTATATGCAGACGAATTTGCGTTTGTGCGACCTACTATTGCAAAAGAATTTTGGACTGCGATAAGTCCTACTCTGGCAACTGGTGGTGGAGCTATTATTACAAGCACACCAAACAGTGATGAAGATCAGTTTGCTTTTTTATGGAAAGGAGCAAACAAAATGGAAGATGCTCACGGAAATGAAACCGAAGTAGGTATCAACGGATTCCGAGCATACAGAGCATTTTGGCACGAACATCCAGATAGGGACGAAGCATGGGCCAACGAACAACGTGCAGCACTTGGCGAAGATAGATTCCGTCGTGAAATGGACTGCGAATTTATTATCAACGACGAAACACTTATTGCTCCTGCTAAACTTTTGGATCTTGAGTCGACTGAGCCACTGTATAAAACCGGACAAGTTCGTTGGTATAAAACACCTGTTGCAGGCAAGATATACGCAGTAGGATTGGATCCCAGTTTAGGCACAGGGGGAGATCCTGCGGCTATACAAGTGTGGGAAGCAAATTCAACAGAACAAGTTGCTGAATGGAAACACAACAAAACAACCATACCTGAGCAAATACGCATACTTGCAGACATATGCAAGGAAATCACTGCAAAAACAGGAGATAAGAACAGTGTGTATTACAGTGTAGAAAATAATACCATTGGCGAAGCAGCCCTGATCAGTATTGTGGATTACGGGGAAGAAAATATTTCAGGATACTTCTTAACTGATCCAGCAGGAGCAGGTAAAAAACGCAAAGGTTTTAACACCAGTCATAAGCCCAAACTGGCTGCTTGTGCGAAACTTAAAAACCTGGTGGAAATGAGTAGAATGAAAATACACAGCAAGAGTTTGATAAGCGAAGTTAAAAACTTTGTAGCATATGGAACCAGTTATGCTGCAAAGCCAGGCGAAACAGACGATTTGGTAATGGCAACAATACTTGTTTTACGAATGATGCAAGTATTACAAAGTTATCACCAAGAACTAGACGGCACAGTACGAGATCATGAAGATGCAAGCGTAGAACCTATGCCGTTTGTAGCACTTTTTTAGATAAATAAGATTATGGCAAGCGCAAATACAACATCACAACAATTATACGATTTATTGGTTAGCAGAGACTTTGATCCTTCTGCCCTTGATTTAATGGGAAAATCAGCAGAATCACCTGCAGATGCTGACCTGTTTAGTTTTGAATACAAAACAGCAAACAAGAACTATGGCACAGTTGTAATACTAATTGACAGCGACAGTAACATGGAAGTTTACTTTGGAGACAATCTAGGTAAAACCATGGAGGATGATGATCGAAAAGATTGGTATGACTTCTTGTATATGATTCGCATGCTTGCTAAACGCAATATGAAAACATTTAGTTTGAATAATTTAAACAAATTAAAGTATAACATGAAATCAATTGCAGCTATGACCGAAGGCACATTACTCGAAGGCTATTATGGCACAACTAAAACCAGTTATAGCGATCAACCTAAGAAAACAAAACTAGTAATCAAACACAGTCGTCCTCTTGGAGAAGGCGAACAGCGTTTCAGAAACATTCAAAGTTTGTTTGTAGAAACAGATGAAGGCGAGCGTTTTAAATTACCGTTTACTAACTTAACTGGCGGTAAGATAATGGCAAGACACGTGGCCGAAGGCGGTAAGCCATACGATGCTTTTGGACAGTATATCGCTGAAATGATGACTGAACTGGCAACACTAAGTAGATTTACAAGAGCAACACGCAATACTACATATGGCGATGATGCACAAGCACTTACAGAACAAGCAGTAGCACACTATCAAGATCTTAAAAGAAAAGCAAAACGCATGATTAGCAAAAGAGGCTATCGCGAAGAACTTGAAAACTTTGACCCTATTACAGTAACAGACATAGATGAAACAGTGGATGCTGTGCGTGAAATATTCGTACAGCAGACATTGGATAGTAGAGTAGAAGAAGCATTACCTATTCTTGCTCGTATACAGGAAACCAATATGAAAGAAGTAGATGAATTTGCCAGTTGGGCAGATAGTGTAGTCGAAGGTACTGGCCCAATTGCTAACACACCTGAGGAAATTGCTAGATTAAAAGACATTATGGCTGAGCCCTTACCGGTTGGTGCAGATGCATTAAATGCTAGTGAAACACTCGGGTTCCTACTAGGCGGAGACGATCAACTTCAAGACGATCTTGAAGCACTAGCAACCGAAGATCCGGATGCAGATGCTCGCCCTGTAATTCAAAATGCAATAGACCGTTTAGGTATAAATCTCGACGAAGCTGCACAGAGTCCTTATGCTATTGGCATGGCGCAAGCTATGAAGTCAACTGGTGATAAACCACCTCTTAAAAAGTCGACTATTACAAAGGCACATGAAATTGCTAAAGCAATTGAAAAAGACGAAGCAAACGAAGATATTACCGAAGCAAAAGACGGTTATTGCTCAGACAAGTGCTGCGGATCAGAAGTAAAAGCAGAAAACTGCACATGCCCTCCTGATTGTCCGCATTGCGATTGTAATGCAGTTGAAGAAACTACAGACATTGATACTGGCAAGAAAGTACTTCAAGCACAAAAAGATCCAATGCTAGAAGATGAGCTACAGAGATTAATCAAGCTACTCAAATGAATCCAGATGCAGTTGCAGTGGTTACCTACCCGGGCCACTGCATTACTACAGCACTCACGTTAAAAAATCTAATAGAACTTACTGAATGGCAAGTTCCTGTTTATTTTTTTGTCGACGACCTGGGAGAACAGTGGGAAAACTGGGACGGCGATTATCTAGAAGATATCAAACAGTACTACGCCGATACGTTTCCTAATCTACAGTTACGTTATGTGCTGTTTAGTGAGTTTCAGTTTGCTCATATCTGGGACGGTTGGCTAAGACAGCAGTTGGTTAAATTAAATCTTGATCGGTTTTTACCTGGCGAACTGTGGTATGTTACTGACGGTGATGTATATATTAAAGAACTATTACCACTGGGTACTACTCCTTTTAATTTTGTTCCTGATCGAAACAAAATGATACACGCACAAAATCGCAGTTACTTGGAACATATACTCAAAACTCCTAACATCACTATTGAAGTGAACGGTAGACTTATTTTTACACATCATGCACCTTTTCGATGGGTTTGGAAAAACCACTTGTTGCGTTTACGTGAGTACGTTAGTAAAATACATGTTAACGATTTCAATTTAGTCCATGCACAACTTATGAAAGAGGAGCGAATCATAGGATTTGGCCCAACAGCAGAAAGTTTAAGCATGACTGAGTGGGATCTAATAGAAGTATATCGTGCTAACATACTTGGTGAAGATATAGGGCTAGAATTTTGGCCTTTGAGAATAGACGCTGATGTTGAAAACCAAGCAAAGTTTTGGACATTCTTTGGAACAGACCGGGACATTGATTCTGAATGGTTTGAAAAGTTTAATCTTAGCATTCCTAATAACATACAGCAGAAAATTCAAGCAATATCTAGAACATAATTTAACCAAAACTGATTGACACGCTAAATACTTTATCATACACTTAGTACAAGTGTATGTTTAGGCAAAGACTTAGGCATATTACTAGGCAAACATGGCAATTAAAGGAAAACAACATGGCAAGTTTAGCAGAAATCCGTGCCCGTTTACAGGCACAAGAAAACAAGGGTGGTAACACCGGTTCAACAGGCGGCGATAACGCCATTTATGCACACTGGAACATGAACGAAGGCGATCACGCAACTGTGCGCTTCCTTCCAGATGCAGACACTAATAACACATTCTTTTGGGTAGAACGAGCAATGATTCGTTTGCCATTTAATGGTGTAAAAGGCGACATGAACAGCAAGAACGTGCAAGTGCAAGTTCCTTGTGTGGAGATGTGGGGAGACAGTTGTCCTATCCTCGCAGAAGTTCGCACTTGGTTTAAAGATCCAAGTCTTGAAGACATGGGTCGCAAGTATTGGAAAAAACGCAGTTACATCATGCAGGGTTTTGTCCGTGAAAATCCAATCGCGGATGATTCAAGCACGAATCCAATTCGTCGCTTTATTATGGGT